TATTTGATAAAAGAGATTCGTCTTCAGATGGATACGGTATGTTTATATTTAATGGTTATTTGCATTTAAGAATCAATGCAAATACTCAAAATAGTACAGGCACTTATATAAGTGACAATGTTTGGCATTATGTAGTTGCAACTTATGATGGAACTTATATTAGGTTATATGTAGATGGTACAATAGATGATACGCCACTAAATATTGGATTAAGTACAATAAATACACCACATGACGCTGTGATTGGTTATTTATTTGATTTATCAACTACAATATGGAACTATATTGGTTTAATAGATGAAGTAGCTATTTGGAATCGTGCTTTGACAACTGATGAAATAACAGAACTCTTCAACGGTGGAGAAGGAAACCAATACCCATTCACTATGGCAGATTCAGACAACGCAATATTTCATAGTATGAATTTCTAAAAACATCATTTCTAACTTAGGACCTAATATTTAACCGTTTTTGATGGCAAAATAGGCTCATATTCGATTGCAATTAATTCTTTTTGATGGCACTGTTTTTGGGCGTCTTTCTTAAATGATGGCATAATTGCTGCTGCAATAATTGGCCAAAACTAATAATACAATCATTTCTTTTCGTGATCCAAAAATAGTTGGAGAATTATGCCATCATTTACTTTTTTCGTGTGTTTTCGGCGGGTTTCCCCCCCATACCCCCACTCTTCTCATTATATAATTATATAGATTTCTCACTATCTAGAAGTAAAAGTCTAGGTTAGCAAGTCTTCTAGGTTATCTATGCCCCAATTATCTTGGTATAAGTTTCACTGAGTATCTCAGTTCCTAAAAATTCTAGAATGCTAATCTTATATTCTCTCATATTAATATTCTTAAACTGTGCGTGTATTGGTTTATAAGCTTTTCCCGAAAAATATATAAAGGAGTATCCATACAGTATACAATACTTAGCAGGGAATAGGGAGATTACCTCTTAATTGAGGTTTTCTTTCATTTCATTATCTAAGTAAAGAGGCAAATATGAAATTAAAAGTAAAAAAAAATGTGAATATACCTGACGGCTCACACGTTGGGATTATTACTAGATTGAGGCAACGTAGCAAACCATTTGAATACATTGATTTTGAGATTGGTTTCAAAATTCAAGGAGAAAATGGAAGCGTTCTAGATATGCAAATAAAAGCTGGTTTTCCAGCTGTTATAAGCGAAAATACGCAATTAGGTAGACTTCTAAAAAGATTTAATATAAAATTGGTTGAAGGGGAAGAATTAGACCTAAATCTATTTGTAGAAAAAATGATATCATTTAGAACATTTACAGAAGAAAATCATAAAGGTTTCTTTAGTCGTGTGGAAATAGCTACTATAAGACCATACAGCTTGATTAATGGGGTGAAATTATGAGTGCTGGTGGCTTAATTAAATATAAAAGAGTGGCTCAAAGACTGCGTGAGAAAGGTCAGGATTCATTCAAGATTGGTGAGTTGGAAGATGCTATCTTTATAGAATGCGGCACTGACCCTAGAACTGTTAAAGCGGCTATTGACCGTATGATTAGGCTAAAACTACTTGTTGAAATTGAAAAACCTAGAGAGTTTGGTATACCATATAAACGTGAATTCGCGTTACCGCAAACACATAATGAATACTTCTAACACTTGCACAGTGATACACCTGGTGTCGGAAGAAAAAGTTCTTCCGAGAATAAATCCCCCCCTTTCGTTTCACTATTTAGATTCGCAAAGCTCATTTATTTATTATCGCTCCCTGCGGTCGTGTCAAAAGTCCTCTTCATTTCATTCATCAGACTACGGTCGTCAAAATATATATGACTCCCACTTCACCAAATCAAGGTGTAATCTCCCAAAAGGTCGACCTGCTCCCGTTGAGCAGGCAAGTTACCCGTTCCCATTTGGTTCAGTTTTGACACTCTCTCCGGGAGCTAGGCGTTTCACTTTCGGGGGGGATTTATTTACTCAACCCCCCAACCCCCCTTCCAGGGGGGCTAAAATATACGCTCCCGTTGGTCGCTATCTAATGTTGGCTCCCTGCGGTCGCCAACTAAAAGTAGTACGTCCTTATATATACAGCTCCCTACGGTCGCTGTTGAGAGCAAACCCCCATATTACAGCTCCCTACGGTCGCTGTTCATGCTCTGTTGTGCTATCCATTGGTGATGGGGGGCGTCCTGTCATGGATGTTCCCCTAATCCTACCTTGTGAAGATAGCAAACTTACTAATTATAGTGATGTAATCATGCTGAATGAATGCTTACAAAGTAGCGACTATCAAGAAAGATGTTCGCCCCATCCAGGTGTTGAGACAAATTTTTTCCCGATACCAAGGGAACATCGAGTTAGCCTCTTTTCTCTTTGGTCCCTTGGCGGGTATACTCACGCACAATTCGCGCGCGACGACGCGCCTACGGCGCACACAAATTTGCGTTTTGAATCCATTTGGGTGGGGCGCGGGGAGGGATTCGCATGAAAAAAAAAGTTTCATATCCTAAACAATTAACAATCAGATACGATGAAAGGCAAGAAAAAGAGTTGCGGGCTATTTGTGACCATTTAAATGAAAAAACGATGAGTAAAGCCCTTTTACGTTCGCCTATGGAGATTTTAGACAAGGATTTAAAAATTAAAAAGCTTGTCAGGGTTGTTGATGAACAAAGAAACAGAATTGATGAGCTTGAAAGCATAGTTAATGCTTGGAAAGGTTTCAATTCAAAACTAGAAAATTTTTTTAATAATGAAGAAGTCAAAAAGGAGGAAGGATGGCAAGAGAAAAGACAGATTATACAAGCGTAAAAATTCCTAATGGATTAGCTTCTAAAATTGACGAACTAATAGACTGGTCTGAAGGAGATTTTACTAATAGGACAGACGTTATCAAATTCGCGATACGAAAGTACTATGAAGACAACAAGAGGTAAAAAAACATGAATGAAATAACAAAACTATACAGAGAAAAAATATACAAAGCTATTGAACTGGAAGAAATGGATTGGCAACAAACAAAAAAAGCGGTAGAGAATCAATTAAGAGAAGCATTATTGCAAGTTGAAATGCATAAAAAACTATTAGAAACAGTTAATCTTAGATTAATGCAAATATTTGAAGTATTGCCGGATGATGAGAAGATGAAAAGAACAGAACAAACAATTCCTTCAATGGTGTTAAAAAATGCTTAATTGGTATTGGACTGGGAGAACTTTCAAAGGGATTAAAATTTATAGTCCTTTGAGGTTAACATGAAAATATTGGTTATTGATATAGAGACTACTGGTTTTGATCATGTGGATGATTGCATTGTTGAAATTGGGATGGTTATACTTGATTTAGAGACTGGTTGCATGACTCCAACTTTTCACCAATTAGTAAAGGAGGATCACTTAACTTTTAGTAAGAGTGAGTCCTGGATTTTCCAGAATAGCGATCTAAAATACGTTGATGTGTTGCACGCTGGTAAATTAGATATTAATACTTTGCAAGGTTATTTCTCAATGTTTCCGGTTACTGCTTGGAATTGTGATTTTGACTTTGGATTCTTGGAATCTAGAGGTTTAAAATTGAATTCTTTGCCATGTCCAATGAAAATATCTAGTAATTATTTCAAGCTTCCACATAAAAATGGTTGTGGATTATCTAAATGGCCTAGTGTTCAAGAGGCTTGGGATTCGCTATTTACTGCTCCTTATGTTGAGAAACATAGAGGTTTAGATGATGCATTACATGAGGCTAGAATAATCTGGGAATTACATAAAAAGGGAATCTACAAAGTAGATGAGAGGATGGTGTTTAAAAATGATGATTGATGTTATTTGTCATGATGGAGTTATTCAACCTGTGAGAATATCTTTGAAGAATTTAAAGAATTATTTGGAGATCACTCCAGGAGTTTATATTAACGCTCCTGGTTTGAAGAAACAAGGAATAATTGATGGAGTGGAGGTGTTCACAGCTGATGACGTCACTGTATGAATTATACCAGGAATTTATCGAAGAGGAAAAAAGACATGATCTTCAGTTAGATCCTTGGCAACAACAAGTTGATGACTATGAAGGAGACAGCGTACTTCGTACTGGTAGACAAGTTGGGAAGAGTACTGTTATTAGTCGTAAGAGTGTGAAGTTCAGCAGCAAATATGAGAACACAGTTGTTCTCATTATTGCTGCTTCCCAGAGGCAAAGCACATTATTATTTAATAAAGTGCTGCAACGGCTAACCTTATTTCATTATTTTATGATAGATAAGGGCAACAATAACGCGAGGGGTTATAAAGATAATCCTGAAGTCTCAGCTAGACAGAACAGGATCTTCAAAAAAGAGTATGAGAGACGTTGGGGTTTCTTTGATGGTAATCCAACTAAGACTGAGATTAGATTAAAAAAATTTACTAATTGGGGAAAAATCCCTGATGATGATGATTATGAAAATTTTAATAGGGATGAAGAATATGTTATTTATAGTTTGCCTGCAGGTAAGACTGGAGCTTATATTAGAGGATTAAAAATAGATCTATTAATTGCAGATGAAGCTGCATTCATTCCTGAAGAGGTTTGGGTTGCGGTGAAACCAATGGTTGCTGTATCAAAAAAGACGAGAGGTCTTGGTTGGATTTTATTATTGTCAACGCCTTTTGGTAAAGGTGGTTATTTCTATGAGTGCTGCGGAGATATTGATTTCAAACATTGGCACGTATCAAGCGAGTCATGCGAAAGGATTCCTAGAGATTTCTTGAAGAAAGAAAAAGAACGTATGAGTAAGGCTGAATACGCACAGGAATATTTAGGGGAATTCGTTGATGAGTTTAATCAGTTTTTCCCAACTGATTTGATCAAACACTGCATGACATTCACAAACTGGGATTTCAAAGAAGATATAAAACCTGCAGCTGCTTATTATCTTGGTATTGATCCAGCTAGATATGGACAGGATGAAGCGGCTTTTGTGTCTGCTGAAATGTTGAAAAATAAGTTTAGGATTGTTCATTGTGAAGAAAAGAAAAAGGCTGAAAGTAAAGCGATTACTAGCTTGAGAGATTACACGCTGGTGTTAAATGGTTATTTCAAGTATAGGCGTATCTTCAATGATGATACTGGTATTGGTGGAGGATTAACAGATTTGCTCCAGGAAGAACTTGGGAAGTCAAAAGTTATAGCTATTAACAATGCATCTAAACGTATTACTGATAATGAAGGAGAACGTAGAAAAGGTATATTAAAAGAAGATTTATATAGTAACGCGCTCCGTATGATGGAGAGAGGAGAAGTAGAAATAATAAATAATCTTCGACTTCTTCGAAGTTTAAAGAGCGTTCAGTTTGAATATACGAGAGACAGGAACTTAAGGATTCATGGAAAATATACTCACTTGGCAGAAGCTTTCGTTCGGTGTTGTTGGGCTATGCAGTCAAAAGGGTTGAGGCTCTTCTGCGCTTAGAATGATGGCAAATGAAATTAGGTCTAATTTGGATTATACCATTTTTGATGGCATTATTCGTTATTGCAATTATTCCTGGTCAAAAAAATGATGTTAAAATGGTATTAAATAATTTTAGTGAAGATGAGGAATTCGATAACCTTTTCGGTCACGCTAGAGAATATGATCAAGGCTTGGGAAAGATTAGAAGAGGGGCTAGTAGTTTCGTGGTTGCAACTGATGGATCTGGTGACTTCGATGACATTACAAGCGCTGTGAAGGCTTTGCCTTCAACAGGCGGTCAAATATTTATTAAAGAAGGTACATATAAAGTTGCTGCAACTATACCAATTACTAAAAATAATGTGAGTATTACAGGTGTTGGTAGAGGTTCAATAATTGATGTTGAAGCTAGTACTGGCTTCAGAATTAATGGTCCTGACTACGTAACATTCTCTAATTTAAGAATAAAGTGTGATGAAGAGAGAACTTATGCTTTATGGTTCACTAATAGCACTGGTTCTGCAGTATTTAATATTTGGATTGATGGAGCTTTTGCTAGCGGAATATATGTGACAGGTACTAATTCTAAATTTAATATTAATAATAATTTCATTACTGATACTTTGGAGGCTTCTATATCTGTAGATGACACTAATCAAATAATGATCCAGAATAATTCGTTGGATAATGGAATAAACATTGAGGCTTCAAGATTCATAATTGACGGGAACGTAATAAAGAATCAGGGAGATGGTAATGATGGTATAGCTATAACTGGTTCTGATGGTGTAATAAGTAATAACTTTATTGAAGATGACAGCACTGGTGATGGTGGGATCACTACTTTTGCAGATGCAAGTAATAATGTAATAACTGGTAACAGAATCAAAGGTTTTAGCAAGGGAGTCTATATAAAGTTTGGTTCATGTGATAGAAACTTGATTGGTCATAATATATTAATTAATAACACGACTCCAATCAGTGACAGCGGGACTAATACTACAAGTTCAAATAATATAACTACATGAGGGAAATAAAATATGTCAAATAATAAAATTTCGAGTGCTGATTATACAGACATGACTAATCAAGTTACTGTGTATGAAAGTAATGCTGGAGCAACAACGACAGAAACCGAATTTATGAGTGAGTGGAGTAGGTGGTATGGGGTTTATCTTGACGTGCCTTTTTATGCGGCTCTCGTTGATAAAAAAGCGATGTGGACTGTTGGTAAGGGTTTCAAGGCAAAACCTGCTGTAAAGAAGGTTTTGGATGCTATACGTGGAAATGGTAAGCAAACCATAAATGGTTTGATGCTTAACATGGTTAAGGTTTACACTATTGGCGGTGATTACTTCGCTGAAATAATAGTTGATGCTTCAGGAAAGTTGATCAACTTGAAAGCTTTAAATCCTAGTACTGTAAAGATTAAAGCAAACGCTGCAGGTATGATTACTGGTTATGAGCAATGGAACAGTCAAAAAAAACTGCATCGTTGGAATCCTGAACAAATATTTCATTTGGCTTGGAATAGTATTGCTGATCAAATTCATGGAAACGGTAATGCTCAAAAGCTGGAGTGGAACACTGCGGCGTACAAGGAAGCTAAGAAAGATATGAGAATCGTTTTCCATAGATATGTAAAGCCTTTAATTATATCTCATGTTGACACTGATAATGAGGATGAAATAGCAGCTTATAAAGCTAAACTTGATAGGGCTGTAGAACTGGGAGAAAATTTGGTGATCCCTTATGATACTTTGAAGAGCATGGACAAAATGAGTATTCCTCAATTTAGTAGTTTAGATCCTTTGCCTTGGATGAGTGCTTTGGAGCGTGACTTCATAATTGCTGAAGGTGTTCCTGCAGTAATTGCAGGAAGTGGGGAGGCTAATGACACAGAAGCTGAAGCTAAAATGCTGTACTTAGCATACGAGCAAGTGATAGAAGTTAATCAGATGTTCCTTGAGGAAAACTTCAAGGCTCAACTAGGTTTAGAGATTGAACTAGAATTCCCTGCATCTTTAGAACCTGCAATGCAGAAGGACCAGGGAAAAGCTAGGAGTATGAACAACATGGAAGCCGGTATCGGAGAGGGTTCGGGTGGTAAAAAATGATAGATCCTATGACATTTGCAAATTATGGGGCTCTTGGATTAATAACTTATTACTTGATGAAACGTGTTGAGAAACTAGAAAGAAAATTCGAGAAAGTTTCAGAGGAAAAAGAACAAGTGATTAGATCAAACACAGTGGCGCTTACAAAAATATATGACTTAATAATGAGTCATGGAGATGGAATAGATGAGTGAAGAAAACAATAACAATACGCCTCCTGAAGGAAAACCTGCAGAGGGAGCTCCTCCTAAAGATGGAGATTTCCCAGCTATGAAAAAAGCTGAAGAATTCCTGCAGAAACTAACAGAAAAAGAGAAATCTTTAGAAGAAAAAGAAAAAGCATTAGATGAAAAAATGCAGGCTTTCGATAAGAAAGCGGCAGAGATTAGACTAGCTGGTTTTGGTATTCATCATCAAGAAAAATCTGAAGATGAAAAAAGCATTGAAGCGGCTAATAAATTAATGGATGGTACTGGTTTTGATTTCAGCCAGGAGCCTTTTGATGCGTTCGAACCTAAAAAAAGGAAATGATGGCATTTTCTTGATAAAGTTTATAAACTCTTTTTTCTATATTTTTTTCTAGGTAAATTTTTATGGCAAATGAAGCGGTTATAGTAGAGCTCTACGGAGACAATGGAGACGTAAGATTTTATACTTGCGCAAATGGTACAACAATAGAAAAAGGAACAATTCTAGAATTAGAAGATCCTAGAACAGCTAAGAAAGTTAGTGGTGCAGGTGTAGTTATTGCGGGAATCGCGGCTCACGAAAAGGTTGCAAATGATGGCAGTACAAAAATTGGTGTTTACACAAACGGTATTTTTGACCTCACATGTGCGGCTGGTGGGACAGCAACTCTTGGAAGCTATGTAAGAAGTGCTGGATCTGATAACACAATTACAGTAAGCACGACACTTGATGATGAAACTGGAAAGAGTATTGGTAAGGCTCTTGAAACTGGCGGAAACAATGAAGCAGTGCAAGTAAGGGTACTATTATAAAATGGCAGATACAACTGGACAGGCAGATTTAAGATCTGAAAATATTGAAAGAGCTGTAAAAGGTTTCGCTTTACAGAATTACAAATTCAAGCAGTTATGTATGATTAACTCAAGCGGTGCATGGAGTGAATCTTACTATAGAGAAACTGCAGCGGATCCTACAAATGTAGGTAACACAAACCTAAAGATTCCTAGACTTGCAAAATTCCCTTATCTTGAGCCTTCATGGACTAAAGTTACAGGTTACAATGAGAAATATGGTGGCGAAGGAATAATCTCTTATGAAGATGGAATAACTAACAATGTGGACGTGGTTGCAAGAACTCTTCTTAGAATTGCTAGAAGCATTACTAAAGCTGTTGATGATGAAATCTGGGATGTAATAACAGAGAGTCAATCTCCTAGCACAATTAACACTTATGCAATAACTGCAGGGTATGAATGGGACGCTGCGGTAGTTGCTAACAGAAGACCTCTTAACGACTTATTACAAGCTCGTAAAGAGATTGGAATAGATAATCATGAAATTGGAGATAAAGGCTTCGTGGCTTTATCGGAGGCTGATTTCGCTATGCTTCTTTCTAATGAAAGTGTAAGAAACGCTGGTCAGTTTTACACTGCAGACGCTTCAAGAAACGGTGTTGTAGGAAGAATTGTGGGTTTGACCGTTATAGTTTCTAATAGTGTAACAAATGATAACGCTCTTGTTGGTATAGCTAAAGAAGGTGCTACTTGGAAAAGTGTTGTTCCTTTAACTATAGTTACAAAATACGAACCAGGTATCTCTTGGACAATAAGAGGATGGGAAATAGGTCATACACAGCTAGTGAATCCAACAATGTTTTGTTTGATCACAAATACACAAGCTTAAGATGGCATCAGGAGATCTTACAGCTAGCGCGCCTGTGGCGTGCATAGGAGGAACTGCTATAAAGGCTGCAGTAGATGAATTAAACCTTGCTGCAGTAACTGATACAATAGAAATAATACCGACAGGGGCTCCTAATGAGTTCCTTGTATTTAAAATTGAGAGAGCTGCATAATGAAAACTACAAGACAAAGATTGGCAAAGCACTATCATAAATTAGGATTAAGAGATCACCCTTACGTGATAGAGTTCGCTAAAGAATTGAACGTAACCGAAGATGACGTCAAAGCTGAAAGAGAGCAGAAAAACAGAGAAAAGGAAGCAATAAAAAAGCTTCAAGAGGAGCAAGCCAAGAAAAAGGCTAAGGCTGAACAATTGCAAAAATTAGCAGAAAAGGCTAGGCTTGATGCAGAAGCTACATATCCTGCGCCATCTCCAGGTGACAACGATGCAGAATGATGTAATTGAATGCATTGAGCTCGGTGTTGCTATTAGATTCACACCGCCTAAATTAACAGGAGATCAACGCGACGCGTTATCGGGTCCTGTTGCGGGATTAGTGATCTATAACACTACAACAAACAAATTAAATGTTTATACTGGTAGTGGCTGGGAAGCTGTGACATCGGAGTAAAATGGCTGAATCTGGAACTTTTTGCATAAATGCGGATGTAGTAAAAAAGGCTGGGGCTAACGCTTCGGCAACTGCGTCTGCAGAAGCTTACACTAACGTATTCATATTACAAGCAGAAGGTCGTATAATGGTTCATGCCAGGAGCGATTTAAAGTCTAATTATGGAACTTTAAATGCTGAAACAAAAGAACTTCTTAGAGAGGCTACAAGTAACCTTGCAGCTATTTATGTTATACAATTTGATATGTCTGGCTTCACTTCTAGAATTGAAGCTGAAGACATGATCAATATTCTAACTTTTAACTTCAGAGAAGCAATGAAGATATTAAGTGATCAAAAAGCTGTGACTTACAGCGGTGTTTCTAACACAGTTTCAGGTGGTTTCACCGTTAGAGAAGTTGATAGTGATCCAAATGTTTCAAGTGTAAAAACACTTGTTTTCCCTAATGGAACAGTTACTGATGATGGTTCAGGTCAAGTAACTATAACTGCAGGAGCTGCAGGAATTAGTAATATTGTTGAGGACGAAACTCCTCAACTCGGGGGTAACTTAGATATTCAAGCTTTTAATATTGAGACTGCAGTAGCTGCTGATTTTGTTAAATTAGCTGCTCTTACTGCAACTTCTACTGAATTAAATTATGTTGATGGTGTCACTAGCGCTATTCAAACACAATTAAACGCTAAAGGAACAATGAGTGATCTTATTGATGATACTACTCCGGAGCTTGGCGGAGAATTGGATTGCGGAGCTCATAGTATTGGTTTCACTCAACAAAGTGGTACTGGAGATGGTACAACTACGATTGATTGGAAACTTGGAAATAAATATAAGCATACATTCGGAGCTCAAAATGAGACTTTCACATTTACAGCTCCTAGCAATCCTTGTAACATCCTTCTAGTATTGATTCAAGACGGAACTGGTAGCAGGACAGCAACTTGGCCTGGTACAGTTAAATGGCCTGGTGGGTCTGCACCGACGCTAAGCACTGCAGCAAGCAGTGTAGACATCGTATCGTTTTATTTCGATGGAACAAATTACTATGGTAATAGCAGTTTAGATTTTTCTTAAAATGGTAAGCACATTATTAAACGGACTTGTCAGTTATTGGAAACTTGACACGAATAACGCTACACAGCCTGATGAAGTTGGTGGTAATGATGGAACAGTAACAGGGGCTACATTCACAAGCAGTGGTAAGATAGGTGGTGCTTATAGTTTTGATGGAACGGGTGATTATATAAACATAGCAACAACAAATGGTTTAGACACACCATCGAATATAACCATTTCTGCTTGGATAAAAACTTCAGACCTTAATGGTGCATTATTTGATAAAAGAGATTCGTCTTCAGATGGATACGGTATGTTTATATTTAATGGTTATTTGCATTTAAGAATCAATGCAAATATTCAAAATAGTACAGGCACTTATATAAGTGACAATGTTTGGCATTATGTAGTTGCAACTTATGATGGAACTTATATTAGGTTATATGTAGATGGTACAATAGATGATACGCCACTAAATATTGGATTA